TCTTAAAATAAGGTTGCCTGTTCCTGTTTCATTAATATAAGAGTTTGAACCATCGTGATAAATCTGCAAGTCAGAACTAGCACCCATTAAGATTTTAGAAGAATCAGTAAATGTGATGTCATCATTAGCACTAACTGATATGTCTGTTCCACCTGTAGTATTACCAAATGTTAGAACTTCTTGTAAAGTATCTGTTTGTGAGAATTTAGTATCTACATATAATTTGACTGCTGCGCTTGTTGGTATTGTTGTGTTGTTATTAAAGTTTTCTAGCCCATCAGTAGAGGTTACAAATTGTGTTATTGTAACTCCTGTTCCTGTGTCTTTTAGTGAACCCCACTCTAGTGTGTTTGTTACCTTTAAATCTCCACCAGTATTTATGAACAACCCAGACTGATTACCAGAACCATCTGTAAGTTCTTTTAAAGATGCAGAAATGACAGCATTGTCAATAGTTTTAATTAAACCGACATACGTTGCAGATATTTTTGTGTTAAATAGAGTTGCCATATTTATTTATTTTTTATTTTTTTTAATTTTTTAAGAAAAAGTTTTAATTTTTCTACATTTTTTTGTTTTGGTTTATACCTCATAATACCCACCCATTAAAAGTTGCATCGTAACTTGGATAAATATCATCATTTGAGTTACTTGTATATTCAGGGTAAGTAGTTTGATTAAAAGACATAAAATCAATAAATCTTCTAGAATACCATTCAGCGTTTGTTCTAGCTTTTTCAACTAAATAATCAACTTCTTCTTTACTGACAGTATCGGCGTTTTCAGAACGATGCTTAAATACACCACCATTACGAACCTGATATGCTGCAAAAGGTAAATAATCAACTTGTGCAAACCATATAACCATTGGAACTATATAATCATTTAATAAAGTTTTCCATCTTGCGTTTGCAGGTTGGTCTATATTAGGTATTGCCGCACTTAATCCATTATACAAATCTGTACCCATATAGTTTTGTATGTGTATCTCTTGTGCAATCTTGATGAATTGTATGAACTTGTCCGTATCCACATTCCCATCAAGGATTGAGTTTCTAACAAGGTCTGTTCTATTTATGAATAATTGTGTCGCCATATTTTATTATTTAGGGTATGCGCCTTTTCCTGGCATTCTTCCTGTTGCTTTCGCTGCTTTTTTCCAACCTTTTGGATTTCTATTAGCGTATGCAGGTATTGTTCTTGTTTTTTTGTAATTACCTAAGTTTTCTGATGGTTCTGTGTTAGATTCTAACCTGTATAATACTCTAACCCATTTGTGCTGACAATAAATACCACCTTTCAATTCAAATATATTGTAAGGCATATCAGGTTTATGTCTAAATTGCACGTTTACATCCTCTCTATAACTAGCTTTGTCGATATCTTCTATTCTCCAAACAATACCGAGGCTAGTGAGGTTCATCATTTTTTCACAAAAAGGTCTGCTTTTACCTGACTTAGACATTCCTCTAGCATATTTGTATCTGATTTTATATAAACCATTCTTAGAATCTAAGTCACTATATGCAGAACCATTATTTTTACTACCCACATTGTAGTCTGTAGCTGAAACTAATCCAACCATTCTTTTAACTCTATTTAAAAGACTTTGTGGTTTTTCTTTTATTAAATAATTTGCCCAATCTTCATTACTATATTCTGAATCTTCATCTAACTCATCTACTAAAACCCATTCTTTTGACATTTTAACTCCACTTTTTTCAAGTGAACCTATTATCTCATCAGTTTCTTGTTCAGATAACTCAGATTTGTTTTTAACAGGAATACAATTTGGAACTTCCTTTCCGTCTTTTATTTTAGTTCCGTATTGTTCGTAACCATCCCAACAAGGTGCTTTGAGTTCTTCGTGTGATACGCAAGGCATATAATATACAACGCCCTCAACCTCGTGTTCGTGATAACCACCACAACCCATTTCATCAGCTACTCTAATAGCTTCTTCTTTTGTATCATAAGCCTGTTTACCATCAATAACTTTTAAAACTTCTTTTGATAATTTAGCTTCCATTTCAACCCCTGTTTCTTCTTCAATAGTTTCTTTGTCTTGTATTGTAGGGTCAACTTCTGTAAATTCTAGTGGCTGTAAGGTTGTAAAGTATAGGTTTAAGGATATTTCGTTATATGCTAGTATTTTGTCAAAGTTGTCTATTAAAAGTTCCTGAAATGGTCTAATAACAGTATTATCCATTAACAAAGATGCAGTTTTTATTTCATCAGCATTATTTCCTAGCCCTGATTGGTCTTTAATACCTAAAAGCATAGGCGATACGATACGATGTGCAACCATTATTTTTTTAGTTGATTCATCTGATAGGAACTGATATTGATTATGGGCATCACTAAGTTGTACAGGTGTGATGTCGGCTTGACTTTCTTTATTATCGTTAAAGGCGAGTATAAATTTACCTGCGTTACTAGTACCTGAAAATTTTCTAGCTATCTTTTGTTCAATTAGTTTCCTTTCTTCTTGGTTTGGTGTTCCATTATTAAAGTTAATAAGCATTGATGGTGCTAATCCATTCATTATATTATTCAAATGATAATTACTTATTTCTTCTTCTAGTTCACAATACTGTAAACCACCTTGATAATCCACAGGGGAATAGTAATAAAACCCTGATTTATAAGGTTTAACGTATAAAATCTCAATACTTTCATTAGACATACCAAAAGCAGGTATTCTTAATGGAACATCGCTTCTTTTTATGTTTGCCCAATCTTTAAAATAAAAATATGCTGGCACATCTCCATCATCATTACATTTTTCTGCCCTTAATGTTTCAATAGGCATATGTTCTATTTGTGCAATCTTTTTTCTGTCTTTACTATAAATTATTTGTATAGCACATTGCCCCATTAATTTTAAATCATAACATAGTTTTCTGACACAATCTTTTTTGAATAAAGACACCATCTGTGCATACTCATTCGGTTTACGACTAGCATCTGTTGCGTTTAATCCCTTTCCATAAATTTGTTGACTAATACCATTTATTGCTGCATTATTTGTAGGGCTTCCATTATATCTATCAATAAGAAACTGAAAGTAGTTATTATCTGCTCCGTATTGTATCCATTCTTTACCTTGAACTTCTTCAATTTCTGGGCTTGTGTATGTACTTAGGTTAACAAATCCAAACTCTGATACTTTAGAGTTTTTTACAAATTGTCCTAAATTATTTCTTTTTCTATTTTTCATCTTACTAAATATGTATTATCATACCCATCATACGTGGTATATTGACCTTTATTTAATTCATAGTGGTCGTTCTTATTTAATTGGTCAACATCTTGGTCAGTACAGAATATTCTATCTTTATAGATATTATCTACAAATTCAGAATCTAAATTCCATACTTGGTCATATAGTTGCCAAAAGCTGTAATTCGTGTTCCAAAAGTTATAATCAATGTATAATCTTAAATCGTAAAAACGATTCTCAACTAATACAGGATTAAATGTCAAATTAAAGTTAAGATAATTTCCTGATGTTGCAGCACCGATAATATTAAAAAATTTCATATCATTTGTACTGTCATCTCTTACCGATACAGTGAAGGCATCAGAGTAATTTCTTGGAATTACTGACAATGCTTGTGCTTGTGCTGATGTAGTTAATATAATCATTACTTATATAACGTAATAATATTGATAATTTGTACAATCAATTAAGCAAAAAAAAAGCACCCTAGAAAGAGTGCTTGATTTTACAATTAAAAAACTAATTATGGAGTTGGGTCAGTTGAAGAAGCTGTTACTGCTGCGCTTAAGAAATAAGGTGCAGTTTCTTCTAATCCCTCTAACGTAAGGGTAAACCCTGAAAGGTCTCCTGCTGCTGCCCCTGTAACAACTGTTCCACCAGTCACTTCCATTCCGTTTTCAAACCCACATAGGAAATTATTACCATAATAATCAACTACAACTACATAAGGTCTTGCCTGAGCAATAACTTGTAGTTCTGCTTGAGTTTTAGCATCTAAAAAAGTTAATGTTAAATTTAATGTTTGAGTATAAAAAGTAGTACCATTTTCTCTAGAACTTGTTACAGTTGTTTCTAGTGATGAGTTACCTTTTACATCATATTGATACCATTCAGGTGCAGGGCTACCATTTGTAATAGTTGCTTCTTTTGTTGTAGAATCTACTGCAATAGATGCGATAGTTCCATAATTTGCAAATAATACAGTTTTTATGCCTCCGAATGCTGCTTTACAAGGTAATTTTCTACCCACGTTTAATGTACAAGCCATAGTATTTATATTTTATTTTAAAAAAAAAGGGTAAGTAGATAATCCTACCTACCCTATTTTATTGGTTAATTATTTATTATGCTGAGTATTCTACGATGTCAGAAGCAATACCAAATTGTACTGCAGAAGTAAATCTCATTACCATTCTAACATTGTTACTTGCATCAAGATCAGCCATATCTAAAACTTTAACGACATTTGTATCGTTCAATAGACCTGTTCCGAAATATAAGTTGCTTCTTTGAGCAGCGTACATTTTGTCTGCTGACATTCCTGGACAAACGAATATCTTAACTCCGTTTACACTTAGAGAACCATTGTTCCACCATTGTGTTCCCATATTGTTTACACCATTTGCACCAAGACCTGCTGCTGCAAAACCTCCTAATGCTTGTACATAAAATTTAGCTGCTGCTGAACCTATATATAGGAATAAATCTTCTTTTCCGTAAAGTGCTGCAGGGATAGCATCTACAACTTTAGATAATTCTGCAATAATGTTTGTTGCATCTAATCCACCACCAACTGCTGCTACTTGTTGACCCGCAGGAATATCCCCTGCTGCTGCTGCTGCTGCGATTAGTTTTTGGAATCCATCAAACGAATTGTTTGAACCTGCAGTTGTATCTCCTTGCCAAATACATAGTTCTGTATTTTGTGCCACTTCTGCTGCTACGTGAGCAATCATAAAGTCAGAGAATTTTGGAGGTAAAGATTGTCCTAATCCATATCCCATTTGTTGTGCTTCCCAATCATTAACAAAGTCATACTTACATAATTGTAGGTTTACTTGTAATTCAACTGGCTGAATAATTCTTTCAGTTAATGTTACAGTTGATGTTGGTGTGAAATCACAACTAGCTGAGGCTACTAAGCCTGATGTAGCTAATTTTTTAATTACTTCTTTGTAAGCGATATTCGCTTTTACAGTCAACCCACCATCATCAATAGTTGATGCACTTAGTAATGCTGCTGCAATGTATTCACCTGCGAACTCACCTGCATAAGTTGAAGTGATGTTAACAGTAGTTGCTAAGTTTACATTTTTTAAATTACTCATTTTTTTTATTTATTTAATTTATTTAATACTCTATCTAATGTCGTGTTAAACTTGCCTTTTGCAAATTCCACTTTGTTTGTTTTTTTGTTTACTGATTCTGGATTGTGTTTGATAGGCTTCACAGCAGCTTCAGTTAATTCTTCTTTTTGAACTTCTTCAGAAAATTCTTCTTTAACTGTTCTTGATTTTAAAGGCTGAGTTTCTGATGACATTTCTTCTTCTTTGTCATCCCCCATTTTACTTTCTTTGTCAGCTTTTAAATCAGCGATAGCATCTTCTAGGTTTTGGATTCTTTTTTCCATTCCTTCCCAATCTCCTACATCTGCCATTTTCTTTTCTTCTTCTTCGTATTCCTCTTCTTTAAGGTCTTCTGTGATTTCTTTTCCATCATCACCCTCTTTTTGAGGAACTTCATCAGAAACTTCTCTAACATCACCGATAATACCTTCTTCCTCTACAACGACTAATCTACCATCTTCTAGTAAATACTCGCCAACAGGCATTGCTACTTTTTCATCATCTGTTTTTATAAAGATTTCTTTACCTTTTTCAAATGATTCTGCACTTACCACTGTGCCATTTTCTAACTTTCTTTCTTCAAGTTTTACCTCGATATTCAAAAGCGTCTTAATTTGGTTTAACATTTCAGTTGATTTCATAATTATATATATAACGATTAATTAATTTAATTTTGCATTTTCAGTTCGTTCTTGTTATAACGCCAATGCCTTGTGCGTGTATTGAACCATCACAACATTCAATAGAATAAGTGTTTGTATCCCAACATAAACAGGCTCTTGAACTTCCTTTTGGGCTTGTTCTACTAGGTATAAATGGTTTGTTGTTTCTGCTTCTCCTATTCATTTGTCAGGATTTCTTTAATTTTTTCAAGTAGTTCTTCATCTTTTGACATATCTTCTTTGACCGATTCTTTAGGTCGTTCCATTTTGTCTGCAAAGTAACCCTCAATAGAAAAACCCTTAACTTTACCTGTTTTAACATATTCTTTCCAAATTTCATCATTATTAACTTTAACTGAACCCATCCAAGTTCCTAATGGTACATCTAATCCATACTTCCTAGATTTATCGTGTACCTTGTCTTCTACTATCCAACTTTCAACAAGCGTTAACCCATTTAAAGATTCTTTGTGTTCTAGCGTTGAATTACTTTGATAACCATTTTTTAAATACATCTGTGATGCTTTCATAACAGTATCTTTTGAAAAGAAAATATAATAATCGCCCTCATCACCGTTTCTATATATCGGTTTATTGGGAATTAATAAAGCACCTAAAAGTAACTTTTTATCTTTGTCAAGTTCTGCTAATTGTATTTCTTGTGATTTTAAAGCCACAAAATCTGACTCAATAGCTGGGCTTTCAACAATAGATATTGCATCTATACCACTTTCTTCTTGTTCTTCGTCTAAAATCAGTTCTATTATTTTCATAATTATATAACGTATTAAAAATTAAATTTTGTATTTATCCAATTGATGCACCCTCAACAGTATTTCTTTCTAATGCTTGTGCAGTTGTTACATCACTAGCTACAACAAACGCCTGTACAGGTTGCTGTTCCTGTTGACCGATGACATCAGCTAATTGATTTGTATCACTAGAACCGACAATATTAAATGACGGTGGCGTTGCTTGTGCAGGTGCAGATGGAACTGAACCACTAACTGATGGCGGTGTTTTTCCAGCTATTGTTGGAAGTTTTGTTTGTGTTATCGCTTTAACTTGCGCCATACCTGAAACTACGGCTGCTGCTGCTGCTATCGCACCTAATGCAGGACCGATTATTGGAATACCTGCCATAGATTTGTAGGAATCTGTTGCTGATTGGAATGTGCTTATAGTTGCTTGGCCAATCGCTGCTGCTTTACCTGCTGCTGATTCTTCGCCTAAGATAGTTGCCATATTCCCAAGTGTAGAACTAGCGATACCTAATTTTTCTTTTGCAGTCATATCTTCCCACTTGACTGAGTTTTCTGCGTTTTCTTGATTAAACTTGCTTAAAGCGTTGTTTTTGGCTTTTTCAAGTTGTTCAGTTGCTAAGCCTTGTTCTTTTGCTAGTCTAATAAGTTCATCGTAATGCTCTATTGTCTTTTGTATTTCTAATGCTCTACGTTCATCTTCTGTTACTGCTTCTGCATCTCTTATTTGTTTTTTTAAGGCATCAAGGTCTAGTAGTTTTTGTTTCTCATCAGCATCGTTTTGGTCTTGTATCATCTTAGCTTCAGCGTTCAATGCTATGATTTGTGATGTAACCTCTTTGGCTTTTGTAAGTTTAGCAGTTTCTAAGTTGATTAGATTTGCTCTTAAGTTAGCTTCTTCTTCTAGGTCTTCTTTTGTTGATTTGCCGAGTGCGTTTTCCTTAACTTTTGCATCTAATCTCAGTTGAGCAGCAGCGATTTCTTTATTTGTGATTTCTTCTTCAAGAGTTCCTGCATCTTTAAGAAACTGTATTCTTTCTTCAACTGTAAATTTCTCTTTGTCAACTGCTTTTTCTAATAAATCTGCTCTATCTCTATTAGCTTTTGCTCTGTCAACTATAATTTGTCTATCTAATTTATCTGCTTTTGCCCTTTGGTCAGCTATTTCGCCTGCTATTTTAGCTTCGGCTGCCATTTCTTTGACAAGTTCTTTTGTGCTTGTAACTAATTTTTTTGTACCCTCTACTAAAGATTCAGTTACTATAACAACAGGATTCAAACCTCTATTTAATGCTACAACACCTGCTGTCGCATCTTCAAAAGCACCTGAAAAATCGCCTGAAAATACTTTACTTATAGCACTACCCATAAGACCTAGACCCTCAGTAACTTTTGCGATTTTATCCATCACAAAGTTTTTAATAGAATCTCCAAAACTCTTAAGAGAATCAATAGGGTTTGTGAAAACATCTATAAGTAACAAACCCAAGTCAGCTAATCTGTCGGTAAACGCACCTACAACTGCACCTACCATACCCATAGCTTTGGAAAACTTATTTTGTCCTTCTTCTGAACTTGTAAAGGCTGCTGCTAATGATGATAATACTAATACTAACGCACCTATACCTGTCGCTATTATAGCACCTCGCATAGTCTTGAAGCCTTTATTTACACCACCTATACCTTCTTTTAAACCTTTGAAGCCTGATATTACTCCACCAGTTTTTTGGTCTATTAAACCTAAGGCACCAGAATAGTCAGCAGCATTTTCTTCTGCTTCTTTCATTACCTCATTTGCTTTCTTTCTGTCTTTGTTAACTTGTTTTAAAGCAATTTTTTCATCAGTCAACCTTTCCTTAGTTTGTTTGATTTTATCGTTGAGGTCTTTACGCCTCGCTAAGTCAGTTGCAGAAGTTTTGTTTAAGTCTTTTTGATATTGTCTTAGTTCTTTTTCAATATCTTCAACCAACTGTTCTTGTAACTCTAGTGATTTATTGAGTTCATCAATATTCGCCTGAGCCTGTTTTGTTGATATTTTTAAATCGTATTCTTTTACTGTCGTTGCCATTTGATATTGTTTTTGAGTTTCTTGTATGCACTTTTTAAATCCTTAGGTAAGGCATATTTCCCTTTTGCGATTCTTATGTTTTCAGTTTCACCATTTGATAATGCTAATAAGTCTAGTATGTTTTTTATCATAATTTTATTTTAAGGTTGACCACAGAATATATTTGTAATAATTCCGTTAGAATCTACAGTTATTGTTGCTAGAAATGTGTTATTAATACAAACTGTATCGTTTCCTGTTGAACCTGCTTGAAAATAACTTCCTGAACTTGCTGTGTTTGTTAATCTACTATCGTTAAATAAAGTGTCTCCTACATTTAATTCTGATGCATTACCTATTGCAAAAGAATAATACAACGTACCACCCCCAGTGCCTTGGTAAGTCAAATCAGGTAAAGCAAGAAAATAAGGATTACCGACATTTAATAATTCTAATTGACTTTTGCCATTTGTTAGATTTGTGGTGATAGAGTTTATTTGATAATTCTGTTGTCTCATTTGTATTAAATCATTCAACTGCAAATTGTGAAATATCTTTTGTGGCAAAACAGCATCAACTTTAACAAGCCTCCTACTTGAATCAAATACGTTGTTTATATAAGTGCTGTAATTATTGTTAAATAAAGTCCTTGTAAATTCATTACCATCATATTCATTTACCTCAGCATTAAAATTTATATTTCTTTGATTTCCTGTTCCTATCTCTAAACTATTTGATGGTATGATATAGTCATCTATAGATTGTGTTGATTGTGGTGAACCTGCGTTATTCAAAGCAATAGCTGTTCCGTTACTTATTTCTATTGCATAAAACACAAGTGGTAACCCATAATAGGGTTCTTGATTGTCATCAACAAAATAACCATATTGAGGTGATTCGTCATCTCCTGTACTAGCATCAATCATTCTTTCATATAGTAAATGTTCAAATGGTATTTCAATAGTATATACGTTATTTGGTGCATCAAAAGTGGTAGTTTGATTATCATTATATTTCAAAGTACCCCAGCCTCTGTTTTGTAATTGATTGAATTGTTTAGCTAAAAAAGTTCCGAGACCTTTATAAGCATATCTTATTTCTTTAAAAGGCAAAGCTACGTTTGATGTTTGTTTTTTTGTGTCTAGGTATTTATCTATCACAATAGGTTCTGATGAACCAGAAGCATAAAAGCTGTCTAATGTTTTGACTACTATTGTTCCTGAGTTATCTATGAAAGCTGTTAGATTGAACATTTGAAATAATGAAGTCAAGAAATCTATAATCTTCATTTCAGGTATTTGTTCTACGATTGTAAAAGGTAAAGTTGCGCTAGAAGATACTGTGTTGGCGTTTTTATAAGTATCAGTTCCACCACCACCACCTTGTCCTAATACACCGAATGATAATTCCCATTTTATATTACCTGCTGTAAATGATACGCCATTGGTGTCAAGAGTTGCAATTTGTATTGAATATATACCTCCTGTTAGTTGTGTTGAACTTGTATCATACAAAACTAAGGGACCCTGTTGATTTAAGTGTGAATCATATAAACTACTGTCTTTAAAAATCTGCACATTATACACCACAGTATTACTAGTTGGTGTCATTGTTAATTTTGTTTCTATAATTTGTGTTGGAGATGTCGGCGTGGTAATTTCTATAAAACCAAATATTTCATCGCTAAAACCTGTATTACCTGTTTGTGTTCCATAGTCTGTAACTTGATTATAGACCAAAGATGTCTGTCGTGTTGGTTCAACACTACCTTTTTTCCTATGTAACCACATCCATAAATTATGAAATTCTTTATTACTTGTATTATTAAAGAAATCATTAGAAAAAGTTATTGCTGGATATTGGGCTTCTATCGCATCTATTATGGCTTGTAATCGTAAAGCGTATTTTAGTTGATTCCATTTAACGCCATTTGTCGTACCCCCATTATGATAAAAAAGATTTCCGTCTTCGTTATGAAATGCAGAAGCAGAATTATAAAACAACCTTTGTGAATGAGTAATTAAAGGAACACAAATGTTTGTACTGTCTGTTAAGTTTGCAGTCATTTTATTTTTAACATCTGTTTCGTTGTATGCAGTAACATTATAAGCTGAAAGCTGAGGTAGAGCAGATAATTGGTCATCTCCTAATACATCAACTAAGTTAATAGTATTTCCAAAAAATGTTATACGATAAGTGTGAGCAACATTGTTTTTTAAATCAACGCCCTCTAGTTTTATAAACCCCTCTTTAAAAGGTATTGTGTTTAATTCAATACTTCCTGCAACTTTATTTCTAGCATCAAAACCTCCATCAATATCAAAGTTGTAATAGTGTTTAAATATTTTGTTGTTTACTTTAGAAGCAGGTAATGAAAATGTTTTAGAAAACTCTGTAAATATCTTTTTAATATCTTTTACATTTTGTATGGTTTGTGTAAATGATACAGTTTCATCTTTAAACAAATCAACTCGTTCTGTTCCTATATATAGTTGCAGTTTTTGCATTTATCTTATATTGTTTATTAGATCAAAGGCTTCTTCAAACTCTATTGTATATTCTATTAGCTTGTCATTCAAAGATGTTTTAAATGTCATATTAGATGTTTTAACTACAACAGGTATTGTTTCTTCAGATGCACTAGCTTGTTCTTTAGGTCTTGTCATCCATACATACTCACTTAATAAAAGTTCTTTAAAAAAGTCATTAGCTGTTTCAGGGTAATACCCTGAACTTAATTTGTGTATTTGTTTTGCTTGAGTATTGAATAGTTTAGTCGGTGCATTTGCTTTGTTGTAATCAGCGTATTCATCGTTAGGGTACTCAATAGTATTTGATTGATATTTTTCGTTTGTTGTGTTCATAGTTTTTACCCTTTTTAAAAAAAACCATAAATCTTGCTGAACGCCATATCTATTTATAAATGTAATCTTTCTACCATCTCCATATTTAGTACAATCTATTCTGTTAATAGTGCATATATTACCCTGACCTGATGCAGTAGTATCTGTTGCACTATATGAACTCATTGAAAATATACCTGTTGAATTTGTATATCCTACATAACCTGCAACACCAAAAGGTACATATATTTGCCACCTCAAAGAACTATGAGCATCTTGAGGTGCTATAAGAAATTGTGCGCCACTTGTAAAAGGAACAGTAGGGTTTGAGTTTTCTGTATAATACCCAAAGGCTTCGTATCCTTTATCGGTATAAGTAACTGTAGCCACTGCTGTTCCAATACCATTTAAACTAGGGTGCGTAGTTAATACTGTAACTATATTAATAAAATCTATTCCGTATGTGTTTGAATATGTTATATCAAGGTAATCTCTAGCGAGTTCTGATATATCAAAGTTGCAGCCTGTATTTGGGCTTACATTTTTAATTAGTGTATATCTTAATGTTCCATCTATTGTGATTGTACACTTAGCTGATAACACCCCTGATGAAGGTATTCCTATAAATTTGTACTGTGGGTTTCTTAATGCTATATTTGCCATTGTGTTTAGTTTTCTCCGTATATTATTTGTTTCTCTACATCTAAAATAAAAGCATCTAACAAATCATCTCCTAATCTTTGTTGAGCCCTTTCAAATGGAGTCGTAAAAAAGTTTGTAGTTTTCAAACCTCTATTGTATATGTTATTAGCGATTACGTATGCTATGCTTTTGTAGTTACCTGCTTTAAATTGACCACCTTTAGAACTACCCTTTTGTTCCCTGAATCTTACATTTTTACTTTTAGCCCAACTTTCTATTTTTGCTAAGAATGTTTTCCAAGTTCCTGCATAGTTACCAGAACCGAATCTGAAAGGCGAGTTCGGTGCTTGTTGACCTGTGAGCCGAGCATTAGGAGATAATTTAGTTGGGTCTTTTCCCCTAACCCCTTTGTCTACAAAAACACCGTAGTCATCCATTTGGAATTGTAATAAAAAAGCATCAACCTCAACATCAATATCAAAGCCTAATGAATTATACAAAGAACCACCACCCTTGTCTTCTTTTGTGAGGTTTGTTCTAGCTTGTTGTATAACATACTTAGCATACTTCTCTAAAATGTCTTCTAGGTTTGCGTACTTCATTAGCAAATGTATATGTCGTTATATATAAGAACATCCATATTAGCTGTCCATCCTGCTAGTTGATTCTCAAACCTATCATAAAAAGGCACTAAATTTGGTACGCTGTCTAGCTGATACATATTAGTATGTAAATCACCCATTCTTAATTTTTGTATAAGTTTGTTTAAGACTGCAAGTTGTGTGTTTAAGATATCTTGGTCGTTTGTGTTTCCTTGAAATCTATCTACTGTTAATGTTTTAGATTGATTGACTATATCCATAGATAAAACGCTAATATTAAATCTTAGCACTTGTTCCTCATCCGTTACGCTGTTTACAATAATATGACTTAGAGGAAATATGTCTTGCTTGTTTAGGTTAACATCTGAAATGTTTCCTGTAGTTACTGTATTAACATTCTTGTCTTGTAGTAATGTTTCTTTAATTTTTTCAGTTAATTGATAAAAACCTCTAACTCCTGTATTGCTCATTTAAATTTCTTTTTTATTTGTTTTGCTTCTAGTTCGTTTTTTTCTTTCATAAAAGACAGCATCATAAAACACGAATGCACATTTAGTTCAGTGATACTTTCAAATCTTGTAATATCTCCTTGAGCGAGACCATAAATTGATTGATACCAACCCCACTTCCTTGCGAAGTTAGATACTCCGTCAAGATTTCCGTCTGATTGTCCGCCAAAGAGTTCGTCATAACTTTCGACAAGTCTAGACCTAAATTCCACAAAAAAAAAATTGAAGATAAAACTGCACTCATAGGCATATGAAGTATAGCAGGATTTAACTCAGTTTTGTAATCTACGATACTATACTGTTCTTTTAAACTTGCAGTAATAGGTCTATAAAGCACATTCATTGCTCTTTCCATATTATCCCAATCTCCTATGTATGTATCAAGGTCAATATATTCGCCTAAACTCAAATCATCTAATTGGGGATGAAAACCGAAGTCTGTATTATTGATATTAAACTTTCTCACTAAGTCAGGCTTCTGTTCAAACATACTTCCTAAAATGCTCACAATTTCTTCTGTGTCTGAGAGTTTTAGCCTCATTACTTCTTCTAGTTTAGTAGAACAAAATATCTCTATCATTTTAGCGTTTAGCAATCTTGCATTTTCTGTTTGTTCTTGAATCTTAATAAATCGCTTGTATTGTGATAATGTTATATCATCAAGCGAGTTAGGTATAGCAATCTTCAGTTTCATATATATATAACGTATTTAAAAGTGTATTTTATAATACATCTAAAATAATAAAAAAAGGGCAGTATTTCTACCACCCTTGAACTAAACAAAAAACAAACTTGTTTTACAGCATATCAGCTTCAAAACAGTTATCACTACAATACCCTTGTTTTTCTATTGGTTTTTCACAATGCTGACATTCATATTCAGGCGTGTTCCAACCTCTGTAATCGTGTTCCATTTTAACTAACCAATCATCATAATTCATAATTCATAATTTTTTAAATGTTCGTATTTTTCTTTTAACTCTTGTAATTCTAATCTAGCCTTATTTCTATCTTCTCTATATTGGCTCACTATTTCATCGTGTACCCTAACTTCTTGTTCCATATTATTAGCCCAAAAGAATATACCTACTAAAGAATCAGACATTAAATCTATCTCTTTATTGTTAGGGCTTTTTGCTTTCCATTTTTTTATAAGGTTAATCGCAGCATCTATATGCCCATAAAACTCTAAGTCTTTTAAGTTTTGTTTTTTTGATTTAAATAAATTGCTCATTTTACTAAATTTAAGCCGAACTCTTTAGCAACGTAATTAATATGCTTTTGAGTAGTCATTGACCACCAACCTAATTGGATTAATTTATCGCCATCTATCGTGGCTACGTGAGTAGTGTAACTCCATACTTTGTTTCCCTGTATAGAAAGGTTTTGTTTGTATTTGTCTAGTTTTATCATCTTATATAATTTTGTCTTGAATTAGCTAATATACTTATTTTTTCTTCCCAAGTACCCTTGAGTTTACCACAAATAGGAGAGACTTCTGTAACAACTTCCGTACCCTTTTTGTAAGTTTTTTTCCTGATAATAGTATCTTCTTGTAAAGTTTCTGTAACCCTACCTGAATAACCCATAACATTTCTGTCAGGTGTTGATATTTTTATATAACCAACAAATTTTCCTTGAATGTAATAATCTTTTGTGTATCCGTGTATTTCAAACATTGTTTTGTAATTTTATTCAAATATAAAACAAATATACTTATAAACAAAATATTTTATAAGTTTTTTTAATGTAAGGCGTATTTACCGAAATTAGGTCTTGACAATATAGAGTATGTCGCATAACGACAAGGGTCAATAATATGATTGTTTTTATCTTCAGGTATATTAATTAACCTACCTGATTTATCTTCTTTCCATTTATAGTTTCTAAATTCTGATATAGCATTTGATGAAGTTGACAATATATGTATCTTATACCTTTTTAATAAATCAATACCTGCATTTATAGAATCTTTGCCTTTAATACTTCCAAATATATTATGCCCCATCTTTCTTAATTCACTTATAAGCCTCGGCTCTGCACTATCTGCATAAATAGGTTTGGATGTTAATTGTTGTTCCTTTAAAAATACATTAATGTCTTGCGTTGTCATTTGCGTTCTATATAAATGCTCTTTGATATACAAATCGAACTTATCAATGTAAACAGATACTAAAGTTGTGGGGTCGTTAGTATAACCAAAGTCCATACCGTAAGCAACAAGTTGTGCAAACTCAGGTATCTTATTCACCTCGGCATATTTAAATATAGTACTCCTACTAGCTGCTCTTTCCCCTAATCCATATATCTGCCAATATTGCTCATCAGTATCTCTAAGACGCTCTATTTCCTTTTTAATAGAATCCTCAATAAATGGATTATCAAGGTATGTAGTTTTATGAAAGACACAATCATCCCTAGGTATGACTTTGTCATATATCCAATGATACTCATCTGAAGGGTTGAAATCAATTATGATTTTATCTTGAGTTCTAAATATCAGTTGTTGCCAATCTTCAAAGTATAATTCATTAGCTTCATTGATAAATAGTAAATCTCTTTTACGACCTCTAATTTTTTGAGGCATATCTAATGATATAAATTCAATCAAGTTACCGTATAGTGCATATTCAGAGTTTGATTTATTATGATTAAGTTCTGTATATATATTATGAGATTGTAGGATTTGAACAAAGTCTCTTAATACAGTTGCCCTTAAACTTGGAAATGACTTACGGCATATTGTTATAATTTTATCTTTATTTTCAACACAGTAAGCGAATATAATCCATAGAAGTATATTAAATGTTTTTCCTGACCTTGTACCCCCTTGTTCAACTACAATTTTACTATTGCTTTTGACAAGATGTTTATATACAATATTAGTCTGTATCTTCTGTTTTATCAATTATCTCAATTTGAAAGTTATTAGGCATTCCATCTGCACCTGTTATTTCTTGTCTTTCAATATATCCTCGTTTCTTACCTTTTGTCTTTAGATAAAATATTGTAGCTGCTGTATTTGCATTACCTATTTGTTCGTGAAGTTGGCTTTCTGCGAAATCAAGAGCAATGTTTTCTATTTCCCTGACTTTAACTGCAAAGTCCTCATCTTCATTGAGCCATTTATAAAATGTGCTTCTTGGTATATCTGTTTTTCTACAAGCTACTGTAACTACCCCTAAACTCTTTTCTAATGCTTTGAGCATTGATTCCTTTTTTATGTGTCTACTTTTGTCCATATTATTTATCAAATCCAGATAGTGGATAGAAAATCAAACTATTCCTATACGCTTCTTCGTTATGTTTTATTATTTTGGTTACTCCGTGTATATTATACCAAGCAGGATATACTAAAATACTATTGTTAGCCTGTTCAAAGGTATGATTAAAATCAGGAACACAAAGAGCACCACCCTCAGTATCTTTTCTTTTAGTTAATATCACATTTACAGTATTCTTAAGATTACCTCTATCTTGATGAAAGGGTGCAGCAATATTAAAGTTTGATATACTGCTCGTGAACAAGTTTCCAAATCTATATTTTGGTAATGTCGTTTCTTCTATTAATTTTTTTTGTGATTCATACTGTTCAGGCATATATTGTTTTATAAGTTTCTCGCTTTCTAAACAAGATAGTAACATTGCTTTTATAAATGTCTTTGCTTTTTTATTAGTATGAACTGCCGATACAGAGTTGTAAGGTCTTCTAAGATGTGGTTTCGCTAATACGCCACCTAATATAGTTGACATCTGAACTGTATTCCTAGCTTTCGCCTCAGCCCTGCTTATACCGTATTTTTTTTGCATTGTATATACATCAGACCTTTCTAGTAATGACTTAGGAACATTCTTACTTAAAAACTCTTTGTTGGCTATTGAAATATATTGTTTTAATTTATCAGGCAAGTCATTTAAATAGAAACCTATTATCTTACCTTCAAACTCTAGTAAGCAACTTTCAGTTACAGTAGGTGGAACAAACTCACATCTTGAGCCAATCTTTTTATCGTGTTCTTGTTTTTGTAGTTTTAATGTTTTCATCTTATAATTTTATTCATACTTTTTGCAAAATTTTTATAATCAATTCTTACATCTGTTTTTTTGTTGTTTGTATATAATAAAGCATAGGGGTGCCATTTCTTAGTTAACTTGATAGCCCAATCATAATCTTTTTTGATAGCATATTTATCGTGAAGACCACCTTTATTACTTCCAACTGTCGGTGTACTAAAACCTAATTTAAGAAACTTAACAACGCCTGAACCTTGCTTTATTGTTTTCATAACAAAATCTTTATCTTCTTTTGTATCATTATCATAATCCCAATTTATTTTATCTATATTCATTAACACACAGGCTTCAACTGATGCTTTGTTTATTACATAATTTTTTTTTGCAGTCCATATAAATTGTTTATTATTAATCCCAAATAATTCAAAAGGTAATTTTTTTGCTTTACTTAAAATATCAATCCAAATTTCTGCTCCTCTTTTTATATTTTTATTTCCTTTATATTCATAAAAAGATATAATGTCATCATCACACATCAATATCCATTTATGTTTATTATTTTTTGCATACTGTAACATAAAATTCCTAACATAAGATATGCCTTGATTATCTTTCAATATGTTTATTTTATTAGGCACTTTGTATTGTTCAAATTCTTGTGGCTCAATAAAATGTTTAAACTCTATTTGTTGTTTTTCAAAGAGTTTATATGTTTTAGTTTTTATTCTATTTTTTGTTGGTATAAAACAAATCATTTTTTATAAGACTTCAATGCTTTATAAAACAAGTCTGATAAGTTTACCCCATCACTTTTTAATTTATCATACAATTTTTTTATTGGCTCAAAATCTTTAGCTGGATATTCTAATATGATTGACTTTTTTGTTTGGTCATACATACTTTCTATCTCATCTTCTAAATCAATCTCATCAAGAACACTATAATCAATTGCATCTTCAGGCTGCCAGACATCAATACCCCAATCTTTTAATTCTTTAGTATCCCATCCGTTAGCTAATATATCCCAATCCCACTCACCGAATCCTACATTATCTTTTATTACAAATTGTTCCATTTGTTTTTTTGTGAGGTTTTCAGCTTTTATTATCCAGACTTCTTTCAAGCCTATTTGTTGACAAGCCTTGTATCTCATATTCCCTCCTAGTATTCCCATCTCGCTATTCACAACGATTGGTCTCAATTTTAACATCTCAGGAAATTCTTTTATACTATTAACTAATTTCTTAAATTTGTTTTCTTTTATTGTTCTAGGATTTACAGGGTTTGCAAATATTTTATTTATTTTAACTTTCTCTATCATAACTATATAACGTATTTAATTTAACTCTTTTTTCCATTCTAATGATTTTTGCCACAATTTTAGTTTCAGCCCTAACTCATTATGTAATGATTCAGGAACATCTCTAATAATTTTATACATTGGATGATTAAATTTGTTTTTTAATTCAGCGTTTTTATTTTCTAGGTTTGTTACTTTGTTTTCTAAGTAATGAACTCTATCAATTTTATCGTAACATAAATCAGATTTAAAAGTAAAGATGTTTTCTATCTCTATTAACTTAGGATTATGTTGACAATAGTATGCGTAGTTGTTGCTTGAATATAAAACAGTTGAATGGTCGCTTGTTTTTCCATTCTTAATATGTATATCTGCTATATGAATCCACCTCATATTTAATTTGTTTCTTAATAAATGATTAAACAGTGAACGTACTTCTATGTATTTTCTTTGTCTGCTATTTTTAAAAACATCAAGACCTGATAATTCTTTTATTTTATTTGCTATTTCTATTGGTGTTAAGTTTTCCATTTTATTTTTTTAGTTCTTCTCTTTTAATATAATACGCTTCCGTGTATTTCATAATTTTGCTTTCCCATTTTGTAATGTCATCATAATTTACTAAAAATAATTCTGCTTCTGTTTTGTTTAATATATATATAAACCAATATTTATCTATTTTGTTTTTCCCTTTAATATGTGCTTCTTTGTTTACTAAAAGGTGTGAGTATTTAGAATGTTTATTAGTTTTTACATCTATATTTTTTTTATTAATTACAAAGTCTGCATTCTTGCTTGATGTATAATCTATTAAGTTTGCAACTTTATATTTTATTTGATTTCTTGTTAAATAATCAATAGCAATTAATTCGCCTAATACTCCAAGCGTATCTACGTGAGTATTTTTTACGCCTCTATCAAATCTAGTTTTTTTTTTATTATTAGCTTTATTTAAAATATTTCTTGCACACCCTATTTGATTTGCTATTTCCCAAAAAGATTCAGGGTATTTAATTATCATTCTGTCCTTAGTTTTAATAAATTATAACATTCTGTATATTTTTGCCTTGCCTTTGCTTTGTATTTTTCTTTGAATAATTTATAAAGTTTTTTTGTGTATTTATACTTTGAGTTGCAATCTACAAAATATTTCTTTGCGAATGCTTTGCCTTTCCCTTTAAAGTAGTTTACATTGTCAGCTGTATCTCCCTCTATCATTTGGCTGTAAAAGTTAAATAAAGCCTGTTCTTCTGATATATCCAGTATCTCTTTATGTTTCCAATGATAATTATAAATCAAGCAAGGAAATTGTTTGTAGTCCTTATCTATACTAACTATCATAACATTATCTCTGCCGAGGTCTTTAGCTAGGTTATACCAATACCTAGCAACCAAGTCATCAGTTTCTATACCGAACGCATATTTACTATCGTAAGTGTCTTTAACGTATTGATGCATCGGGTGTAATAATGGTGGAAGTATTTGTTTTTTTCTATTAGCTTTATACTTTTTTGTCATTAACTTTCTAAAGTTTCCTTTGCTACCGTTAAATGTTATGACTTTTTGTATATCGTAAAGTTCTTCTAAGTCGTTTACTATTTTCATAAACTGTTCATCGAACTTTGCTATACTGTCTTCTATGTTTTCAAAATGCGGATTATCTTCAGCGTTTTCTTTATGTCGATAGCAACTTGCAAAAATTAAACTATCAGCGTCTATCAATAATATCATTTAGCTTCTTGGTAAACTTTATATCCGTTTTCTTTTAAAAATTCAATAGCTTCTTTTATTTTTTTTTCTTTAACTCTAAAAGCATTAAAGATTTGATTTTCAAATGGATGGTGTTTTTTATTCATTTTGCTTGTTTTTTTTATAAAATTTATTTCTTTAAAATAATTGTCATTCAAATAGTTTAAATATCTATTTTCATTATAATTCATTAATTTCTTTTTTTAACATATCTAAATACATCTTTTGTTGTTTTTTATTTTCTTTAACAACTTGGTTAATAATAAATGGTAAATCTTTATACAAACTGTCTGTATTCCAAACTAACCATCTATCATCACCGAAACCAATATGCATCTCGCCATCACTACATTGTAAGTGTTGAGTTTCGTATATGTATGTATTTTTTTTTGCAGTTTCTAATTGTTTTTCTAATTCGTGAATCCTGTCTATTAAAATATCTTTTGATGTTCCCATTATATTATTGATAAAATTATTATTATGATTAATCCAATAATAGAAAATGCAAATGCTTTTAAGCTACTTATATATTTCTTATCTGACCTACCTTGCCTTGACCTATATTGTCTAAATTTTTTCATTATGCAAATATCCAAAGTGATGCCCAGAACAGGACAAAGATTGTTACTACAAATATAAACTCCGATACTAATCTTAATATTTTTTTCATTATATAAATTCTTTGTATTTGTCTAAGTCTGTTGTAAATTTTTGAAAGTCTTTAGCTTCTTTCTCTGTTTCAAAATAATAGCTTTCTAATATGTTATTGTCTATAACATCTAATCTGAAAGAATTATTTTCTTTGTTTGTCATTAATCTTGTTTTCATATTGTTTGTTTTATTATTATATATCAAATATAAAACAAAATAAGTTATAAACAAAATTTAATAACTTTTATTTTAAAATGTATTTAAGTTTATCCTACTAGCTTGGTTTTCTTTGAGCAGGTAAACATCTTTGTGTAGTCTTTTTTTTGTCCACATTGTAGTATCAGGACAATACATCTTTGTAGGTTCAGGTAGTTTAATTTTATTTAGCCAATATAAGAAGTTTCCCTTAGGGTCATTGACAAAATAAAGTTTGATTATTTTATCATCTAGTTTCATAAGGTTATCGTACTTGTCTTTTTCCAGCATCTTTTCTTCATAATACTTTTTACGAAATTTCATTTCAATAACGCAATCAAAACCTTTTGGAGTTTTACCGATAGCATCATAATGTTCGTAACCTTTACCGCACCATTTTAAATCCCATCCATCTAGGTTAAATAACATTACAACAGCCTGTTCAAATTTATTAATTTTTTTTAACCCCATTGTCGTAGATGATATTTAAGTCCTTAATCCATCTATTTATTGTCTTTGGGGAACAGGTGCAAGGTATGTAAAATGTGTGTCTATGATACTTAGCGTGGAGTTCGCTGACCATTTCCAGTTCATCTCTTGATATGACATTGTTTTTGACCATTCTAAATTTTTTCCATTTTCCATAATCTTTTTTATTAAAGTTTACCATCTTTTTATTTTTAAATTATTCAATGCTTTTTTTCTGTCATCACAACCACAATCTTCATATCCTAACTTATTAGCTACAAATTGAGCTATACGTTTACCTTGTCTAAATGTAATTATATTTATTAATTTTTCTATCAAGTTGCCTAGTTTCATAATAATTTTTTTAATTTATCTTTAACTTTTTTATAAGTATTGTATAATGAATAGTATTGTATATATGATTTCCTAGAAAATTCAGCTATACTTTCTCCCTCATTAATAATTTCAAAGACTTTCCTATCATACCAATACATCTTACTGAGTTCATCTTTAACTTTTTCGTAGGCATCAGTATAGTTGACATCATTATTTGTCAGGTGTACGTGGTCTAAAGGAACAACGCTGATATTTTTACCTTTACGTTTTAAATCTAAAAAAAGAGTTCTTAATGTTTTAAAGATATAATAATAATTAATTTCATCATTGTACATTATATCTAATCCATCTTCTATTTTAAGTTGGATTTTTATATACATTTCTTGAGTGAGGTCTTCTGCAGTTCTTTTGTTACAGCCAAAAGTCATAACGATATCAACCCACGTACTATGTTTGTTCGCGATTAATATCATTTTTTCTCTAACCATAACTATTTTAATGGGTCATATAAGTCATTTATTACATAAGGTATGCCATATTCATTGACTTCAAAACTAAATGTCTCAAAAGCATAACCTCTGCTTCTTTTGCATTTTACAGTTACCCATTCTTTATTTACTGTATTAGCTTCTAACTCAATATGAGTTTCTACTTTTTTTTCTAACATACTTCCTAAATGTCCTGTCATTTTTGATGTTCCGAAGTTGTTATGGATAACGCTTAGTATATGACAATTATATTTAGCTGACCATTCCATTAACTTTTGTACACAGTCATTAGATTGTTGTAAATCGTTGACATCACTCACAAGGTCGGCAATTCCATCGATAATTACAAGCGATGGCGTATTTATTTTATTTCTTAGATAATATTCTATAAACTCTTGTCGTTGTTTATGACTGATTGTTCTTAGTCCAAAGGTATGATATATATCAGGATTAATATTAGAATCCATATCATAAACCCTTTTAAATACTTTTTGACAATGCCATAACCCTTGTTCAGTATCAAAGTGTATTAAATGGCCATCGTTTCTATGACCTTTAATTTTACCACCATATATATTTGAGTTGCTTAGGAATACTGATGCTAGTAAACTTATAAAGAAAGTTTTTTTGGTTTTAGGTGGTGCACTGACTACACTTAAGTTACCGAATGTTCCTAACGGAATAGGTAAAAGTAAATCACCTTTTTTAGATTTTATTAATTTTTCTCCGTATGACAGAGCAACAGGTGGATATTCTATAAGTTCTTTTGTGTTAACATAGCAATCTTCTTCGATAAACTGCATCAGCATATGATGTTCGGTTTGTTTTGTTGTCATTTAATAAAAATATAAAAAAAAAGGGGGATTGTAGTCCCCCCTTAATTAAAATGTAATTAATATTTTGATATACGTCTATATCTGTTTTCCTCTCGGGGGTACTTCTACATTTTAAAATGGTAAATCAGTTTCTTCTTTAACGTAGGCTGATTCAGTTCCAGAAATAATATCTAATTTTTCTTCTCGTTCAGCTAAGTGTATTTGACCTTGTCCGTTTTTAGCATCTTTTATCCAAGACACTTTACCGTTACCAAAGTATAAAGCCTGTTTTCCTGCTTCACGTTCTTCAGCAGTTCGGCTATCCATTAAAGCTACATTATTCCCATAACGAGTTTCATCTTGGATTGAGATTGTTAGATTGTACCAGACTGCACCATCTTTACCTTTCACAAATTTTTCTTTTGGTAATTTGGCTACATTGATACTAGCATTGATAATTGCTCCCATAATTTAATTAATTTTAAAGTTTAATAATTGTTTTTCTATTTCTCTTGTCACTGTGTAAACCTTTTTTATATCATTAATTGTTTTGCCTTTTTGCATACCCTCTAAAGCATTTTTATATTGAGGAGTATTAATTAATAATTTAGGCAATTTAACTTTTATTTCTTTTGGTGTATCGTTAATTGCATCAGAATCTTTTGTATCATCTATTAAAAACAAGTTTCCGAGTGCATATTTTTTGCCATAACTTGATGCTGTTCCAAATTTTTGGGGTCTTTGCATACCTTTTTGATTTTCATCTACAGCAACTATTGCATCAGCACTTTCTTGATTTAATTTATCTTTAATTATTGCAGTTGATTGTATAATATCACCACCTAAATATTGTTCAGTTGTATATACAGTTACATTATGTTTTAATGCTAGTGGTTTTATAGCTTCTAGTATATCTTCTGCACTTCTAAAATTATATTTACCAAAAGAATTGTACCTAGACTTTTTTACTTTTAATTCGTTTTGTATTTCTGTTAACTTCTCTATTAATGTTTTGTCCATAATTAATAATTTATATCGTTAATTTCTATTTGAGCCCTTAAAAATTCTATTTTTTTCTGTAAGGCTTCTATCCTATACTCATATTCTTTAATAAGAGTATCTTTTGTTTGATGTGAATAATTTGTTCTCATTATTGTATGTTGTATAATGTTGAACGTAAATCCATAATCTTGTTTTCAAATTCTTTTTGATGTTTAGTGTCGCCCATCATAGTAGCGTGGCTTAACATCATTTCTAATTTGTGAATTTCTTTTTTAATGTCGTCTGCTTGTGTTGTCATATTTATTTTTATTAATTAAACTTAAACAAATATAAACAAAAAAGTTTATAAAACAAAATTAGGCACAAAAAAAAAGGTTAACAAACTGGTCAACCCTCTTTTCCATTAATGACAAAACAAACAGATTTATCAAATATAGTATTAATCCATTAACTTTACAAAATTTTCATACCTTAATATCATATCTTTTAATTCAGGGTTACTTAATTTAATAATTTTTTTAGCTTTTATGTATAGTCTTTCTGCTGTTCCTGAACCATATTTTCTATCTAGTTTATTCCCAAACACATATTGTTCACCGTATTTAAAAACATTACATCCAGCACATTGTACTTGACAATTTATTTCATCCCATCTTGTTGAATAATGTTTACGACTTTGAAAATGTCCGTTTTGAAGTTTTTTCCAATGGTCTTTTTTGCCACAGGTAAAACAAGTAGATATTTCGTTTACTGAATTTTTACGCCTAATATATATACTAAATATTGTATCAAGTTTTTTTACTAGTTTACTTCTAGTAAGTTTCTTAGGCATTATTTTTCTATTATTTCTTTATTATACCTCATTTCATAAAAGTAATAAAAAAAAAACAAAAAAAAACCCTACAAAAAAAAATAAAAAAAGGATTTATCTGAACCAACAGGAGTGATTACCTGAAGTTTAGCACCTTACAGATGTGCGACTGTTTAACAAATCTAAAAAAATTATCTGGATTTGCCTTGTCCTCGGTACTTTTTTTTAAATTTTACCTGACCTCTTGATGCGTTTTTTGAATGGACTCCTGGTCTTTTAGTTCTTTTAGCACGTGTATATTTGTGTATTATTTTTTTTGGCATTTATTTTTTTATTTTTTCAAATGACCTACCACCAAAATATGCTGAAATGACTGTTATCAATGTGAGTTGTAATAAATCAACCCAAGAATCTTTTACATCAAAAGCCAAAAAACCAGCGTCTATAAAAATCATTATCATTGTAGAAACTATTAAAAACAATAAAACAATAGGTCTCACATTTTTACTCAACCAACTATCGCTTTGTGTATCAGCTTTCCATCTTTCTGTTACATTGTGTTGCATATCAGCTTCAGCTTTAATAAAAACTTCAGTCATTTCGTTTTCAAGCCTTGCTCTTTCTTCTTTACTGAAAGTGTGTTTAGCAACGATGTTACTCAATTTTTCAGCTATCCCTCCTCCTGCTGCTCCAAATATCTTTGCTAGTATATCTTTCATAACCTATAATTAATATCAATATTAGTATTGTAAAAAAGTTAATATGCGGTTCTCCACATAATCCAAAAAAATGTTTAATTGTTTCTATCATTGTTCTTTATATATTACATTAATTCTATCCTGTATTTCTTCTTTAGGTACAAGTATTTTAAAGTTTAAACCTGCATTCCATTGTCCTCTAGGTTTACCGTTTTTATCAATTAATATAATAACGGGAACAGATTTAATTTGTGCTCTTAATGATGGTCTTTGGTCTTCTAATAATGCATATTGTACGACACAATTTTGTATGCCTTTTAGTTTGTAATTATTAGATTGATTCCATTTTGCGTTTATGTGTAATAATTTTAATTCTTGTGCATTGATTGTTAAACCAAATAAGAAAAAAAATATATATATTAATTTTTTCATCTTCTATAAACTTTATCTTCTAACTTATTTATTCTGTCTTTGTTGTCTATAATATCTTCTTTTAAACCATCAGTAGATTTTTCTATCGTTATAATTGTGCTTCTGACAAGTTCATCTTTCAATTGAAACTCCATTTTTTGCACAAACTCATCACTACTAAAATTATCTATTTTGTTGTTTAAGTCTTGTATATCGCCTTGTAAAGTGAACCACATACTTGCAAGAGATATAGCACCACCGACTATCATTGCAATAGTTTTTAAATCTAATTGTACGTTTGTATCTTCACTAATTTTTGTTGCCATCTGTTTTTTACTTTTTTTTGTTTTTGTTCATTAAGTACCATTTCTGTACAGTATATCCTATTGTAACACTTAATAAAATAATTTTTAACACCATATCTATATTTGTCAATGATATTCCGAAACTGCTTATATTAATTGCTAGAGTTTTATAGTCCATAATCATTTTTTGTCTATTTGTTTAAGTTTTTTAATAGCCCAATTTATACCACTTGCGCCACCCCATCCGAGCCAAGCTACATATCCTCTATCTTTCCAAGGGGTTGCTTTGTTTTCTTCACTTACTTCTGCATTTTTTTCGTGTCTTTTAAAAGATGCCATTCTTGAAATAGTTTCACGACTGATGTTTTCTTTTTTCGCTAATTGATTTGCTCTCACCCATCCGACCCTAGTCATACCTTTTACTTCATCTCCGTGCTTATCACGCCATTTGAGTACCTTTTTAGCGTTGTTCGCAGCACTTTGGGGGTAATCGTTATAAGTCTCAAGATTTATCATCTTACCCTCAAATGTACGATAACAAATAGCAATGGCTTGGCTTTTATCGTGGTACTTCATAAGTTGAGGAACGCAACGAATCATAAATTCGCTTTGTTTTTCGTTTGGTCTTTTACTTGGTATAGGCATTTAATAAAATTTAAAATGTAATACAATGATTAATAAATATATATTGAGTTCAGTATAATCAGTATTATCTTCTTTTGGTAAGTAGCTGAAACCAACTAACAAACCAATATATGACCTATCTATTATACCGAACTCCCATTTCATTAGCAATCTTTACATTCAGACCAAGTATAGTATTTACCTCTACGCTTTGTTACTAATACTTGCTGTCTGTTGTCTTTTTTGTTTTTATAAGAAACGTGCAACCATTTTGGTTCATCTCCAAATTCCCAAATAAGTTGGTCAAACTCTAAATTGTCTTTTATGTAATGAAACATTTCAAGATTTGTTTTACCACCTAGAGAATCAATATCAATAGCGTTTCCAGTCATATGGCTACTAACAGGAGAACCACCGATTCCCTTATTAAGTTCTGGGCTTCTATAAAAACTGTTTACTCTTATAGGTCCACCAACCCACTCTCTTAAAGGCTCAAAGACCTTATCAGCCACTAACTCCATATTTTTAATATGTTCAGCTTTAGGCTTATTTACTATGCTGTATTGTTTTGCATAGTTAGAACGAGTAGCTTCTTTATAAGATATGTGTTTACTTATTCTTTTCATCTTCTTTGATTTCTTCAAAAGAACCATCAGATAAGTTTATATTTATCTTACCATATTTTTCTTCAAGTTCTTTTTTTGATTTGTCTTGTTCTACCATTAACTCAGCATACATATGGTTTAAACTATGCTTTTGTGTTTCTAGTAATCCAAGATCGTGCAAAATTGCACCTTTCTTTTTTTCTTGTTCTTGTAATACTTCTAATTCTTTTTCTTCGATTTTTGACATTTTATTTATTTTTAAGATTAAGTTACTAAGATACTAATTTTTACATTTACATTGTTATTTTAATTCATAGCTATATTCCCCACATTTATTGAATAACTAAGATTATTAGTCATATATTCTAATGTTACAAAAACTCCGTCTGCCGTTACATTTGTATAAGCTGTTGTAAAACTTACAATTAAGTTCATTCCACTTACAGATATTCCTGATATGTTTCCTGTGCTATCTAGTAAAGCTGTTGAATAAAGTCCTTGTAAATGTCCTGTTTGAATAGTAGCTGTAAATCCTAAAGGGTCAGAACTATTAAACCTTGCTGAATGACCCATTAATTTTATTATAGTTGTACTATTTAAGTTTCCTTGTTGTACAAAAGGAATAATTAATTGGCTTCCACTACTAACAACAGGATAATGATTCACAACAATACTATTTCTTGCAAAACCCTGATTGTTACCATTTCCTTGAATTAAAGTTTTTCTGTTTTTTGCTGTATTTTCTATATGTAATTGAGCAGCTGCGCCATCAGTAGAACCTAATTTCAATTCTCCATCAGCAGTCAAAGCCATTTTTTGATTTGCTAGTGTAGCATTGTTACCATTGACCTCATTGTTATTTAAAAACACTAAACTTCCCCTGCCTTGTGTAGTTGTTCTTTTAAAATATATTCCAGATTTTACAAAAGTACCATTATTAAGCATACTAAACCCAATACCTGTAGCATCTCCATCAGTATCATTTAAGTTAGATAATAATAAATTTCTTTGTAAACCTGACCCATCTTTAGTAGATGTAGTTGTTCCTGAACTATCTATTCTTAATCTTTCTGTTGCTGCTACACTAACATCTGTACCATCTGTATTGTTCGTTTTAAATACAATATCTCCTTTAAACCAATTTGTGGCATTAGTTGTAAAATCAATAGATTGCATAACTGCACCATTGTTGTTATAACCCCTTGCTTGACCTATAATTCTTGATATAGTCTGACCTGCAACTCCATCAGCATTTGTATTTGTTAATATTATATCTTGTTGACCACCTTGTAAATGTAAATCCCCATAAACATTATCAGTACCAATTCCAAGATTTCCTGCTTCAGTTAAGTACATTGCATCCTTTGCTACATTGTTTTGTGCTACACCAAATTTTAAACCTGCACTTCTTGCTGCTGCTGAACTAAAATCAGCAGTTCTGTAACCTATAATTCTTGGTGCTGTTGCATTAGAACTAAAAGAGCCAGGAGATAATATTAAACTTGCAGTAGGTGCTGTAGAGGAAGTTTGACCAACTGCTTTTACTAATAATACTGGGCTTGAAGCATCTTGTTCGAGTGATACATTTCCTGCAAAAGTAATATCTCCATTAGTAGAACTTCTATCTATACTAAAAATATTAGCAGCAACACCACCATAAGATTTATCAAAATATAAATCAGCACCTGAATCTAATCTAAAACTGAAATAATCAGTTGTACCTGCACCTATAACTAAAGTGCCATCAGCCATAGGTGTTGAACCACCTAAAGAAGGTTTTCTTATAGTTGCACTACCTCCAAAAGTTGTGTTACCAGAACTATCTATTTTTATATCTTCATTATATGCGCTATTGTATGAATTACCTATAAACAAATATTTTGATGCCGAGTTCCACCCTATAAAACCAAAGTTTGTGCCTGTGTTGGCAGAACCCACTTCAACATATTTAGAACTACCCATAACCGATAGATTACCTGTAAAAGTTGCGTTTTGTGAATTGTCTAATGTCAATGCAGTTGCTCTTGAACCTGCAGAACCTGTTTCTAATATTGCTTGAAAACCTGATAAAACTGCTCCTGCACTTGATTTATAAAATACAGCCTCACCTCCTGCAGGACTTGTAGTATTTGTATCACATAAAACTTGACCTGCAAAAGTTGCATTTTTATCTGAACCTATTGTTACTGCAGTTGCATCATTTGTTATTATTTTAAATGTATTAGCAGATGTAGTTCCTAAATAAACATCAGAATTATTTGATTGATAAGCAGCGAAAACAGAAGTACCTCTTGTGCTTCTAATTATATTACC